AACGACTGAAAAAGAGAAGGGTTCCTTTGCATTGGGAAGGGAAGCGTATCTCGCTAAGAGAAAGGAAGCACAGGAGAGAAACAAGAACTTCCTTTGTGTTGGTATTTGGGGTGAGGCTAAATCAGCCAAGTCCGGGGTAGCGGCAGACATCCTCACGGAAGAGGACATAGCGAATGGTATGCATGTATTCGTGTGGGACTACGACAACAGGTTCATTGACGTAAAGAGGAATCATTACGCCAACATCGAGAACCTAGTCGTGTTCAATCCCATCGAGAGGCATCCTGACACATTGGTAGACATCGAAGCCACCAAGCACAATGCGCAGATGCATTACGAGGAGGCCATGTCATATCTGAAAGATGGTAAACTGAAAGCAGTGATAGTAGACGGGGCAGATAAGTTCCTGACTGATGTGTGTGAGACATACATGAGAGTCAAGCACAACCTAGATGCTGATACTGTAATCAAGCAGATGCCCTTCGTGTGGGGAGACAGGAACACTCCCTACAAGAACTTCTTGCACAAGAAGATACTAGAGATGGACTGTCACAGGATAGTGATAGCGCACTCAAAGGAGAAGTATGTAGATGCCAACCCTGTTGGTGTAGTTGCCAACTGGCACGATTCCACTGAGGACATCTTCACATCTACGATTCGGATGGAGCGCAAGATAAAGAAGAACGGGCCTACCACGTATGTCGCACTGATTGAGGCAAGTGCTAGTAGACCTGAACTGATTGGTACTAGACATACCGTTCTTACAATAGAGAACGGCAAGGTTGATTGGACTGGTCTTCCCTTCCTCAAGGAAGGGGAACTATGAGAGAGTACACATATCAGTTCTTACCTGAGAACTACGATAATCCGGAATCCCCGGTTTTGAAGATAACGAAGTCTTCTTTCGGTTCCTATCAGTGGTGTCCAAAGAAGTACGAGTTCAGTTATATCGAGAGGTTGCCTCAAGACCAGACCGAGGCAATGGCAAAGGGAACGATTGTTCACAATGCTAGAGAGGACTTCTTCAATGCCTTCGACATAAAGAAGGCGGAGAACCTCTCCTACTCGGAACTCGTAAACTACAACATGAGCCTACATCCCATAGATGACTACAGTGAGATGTATGAGACAATATCCATCTTTGAGGCCAATAGGTTTCTAGAGGCCAAGGAAGAGGGAATGTTAGAGAACTTCGTACCTGCTGTGAATGAGATTATGTTCGATGCAGAGATAACGATAGATGCTGACACGACAGACAAGTATCCACTGTCGAGGGACTACGTGGTTCATCTACAGGGAATCATTGACCGTATGTTCTATGAGGAGGGGTCTTACATTCCCATGGAGTTGAAGACTGGTCTTTGGAAAGACTACAAGAAGACGATGATGAGAAAGGAGATGGCGTTCTATCAGTTGTTGTTTGAGAACTGTCCAAGAGAACTACTGGACACTCATGGGCTTGATGGTAACATACCCATCACACATTGGGGTTGGTTCTATCCTGCATCGAACTACGTGTATGTGGAGCCAGCGAAGAAAGGCAGTTACACATCAGTCATCAAGGGTATCGCACAGATGCTACACTCATATGAGCAAGGCATCTTCCCTACGAAATACTTCGCAAAAACGTGCGCGAGTTGCAGTTTCTACGGAATCTGTGACGCGGCTAACGAGGAGAGTTGGTTATGAAAATAGAAATAGAAGCAAAGAGATTGAAGAATTACTTAGAAGACGTATACCTAAAGGGTAAGTATTACGATGGTGCATCATCGAAGAACGGCATACTTTCTGATTATGCCATGATGTCAGTCGAGGATACAGGTGAGTTGAGGATTGCAAATGCAAGTCCATCTGTCGCTTGTAGGATAGACCATCACTTTACGGATGAGCAGGATGTGAGTCAAGGGGCATGTATCATTGACATCGCTAATGTACTCAAGCATCTGAAAGTGTTCAGCGGTGATATGACGTTTACCTGCAACGACCACATCGTAATGACTGACAGCACGAAGAAGGCATCCCTGTCCAAGGCACTGACACATCCGCACATGGATATGATAAACAGGATATTGGAATACGACCTTGGCCCACTATCGAGGTCACAGAGAGCGGGCCAGTTGGGTATAGTGCAGTTTGGTAAGACTCAGTTCGATAGTATGGTTACTCTTCTTGAGGATGATGCTGTTGATGCGGCAAAGGCATGTGATGTTCTTAACTTGGCTAGATACAAGTTTGACTTCACATCTGGTGATGTGTTGCCAAACTCAAACCCAAGGGATACCAAACTCACAATATCTTCTCAGAAGACCGAGGTTGATAGAGTCGAGGTATCCGTTGACATGGTGAATGCCGATGGTGTTGATTCGACTGTTGAGTTCACTGGACCATTCAGTGGTTTCGTCAGTGGGCTTGTGAGTGTGTTCCTAAAGGATGATAGTCCTGTTATGTTCTACTCACCAAACAGGTTGCTCATCAAAGCACCCTATCTATCGAGGTGATGACATGCAGTGCGTAATTTGTAACTTACAGATAGAAGAAGAGGAATATGGATGGAAGCATGGTCATAATGCTTCTCCTGTGAAAGAGGGAAGATGTTGTAGTCAATGCAACTATAGCGTTGTGCTACCAATGAGAATGAGGATGATAAGAAATGATAATAGACAAACTGAAAGAAGGAATAGGACTTAGATGGAGAGACCCCAAGACTCTTGAAAGAGAGAGCAAGGAGGTCTCCTTCCATGAGTTTCCACCACACTTCTTCGTGAAGAAGAAACATGGGTGGACTGAACACGGTGACAGGATTGAATATCAAGATGGTCAAGAGAAAGTAATGCGGTTCAAGGATAAGTGGGGGAACTTCAATTTAGATGTGAAATTCCAACACGGTGACTACAAGAACCTAGAAGGCGATGAACTAGTCAAGGTGACTTGGAGTCCACCACGGCCATCGTACTCGTATCGTTTGAGGAACAACTTTCATGCTTCATACGAGGCAGATGTCTCACACCACTACAGGTACGCTGTTGATTGCATCGATGAGATGCCTGAGTACCAGATGCGTAAGTGGTATTGGGACATGGAGTGGATGCAAGGTGGTGAGCATGATGGTGCTATCACTTGTATCGTAGTGTATGATAACTACATGAAAAGGTATCGTACTTACTTTTGGCAACCAGAGATGGAATCATTCTTGGAACAAGGATATGACGTTTCGACTTCTCGTCTGTTTGACTCTGAGGAGAAGATGCTGATATGCTTCTTATCTGATATGATAGATGATGACCCTGACATGCTTATCTCTTGGTTCGGTTGGAAGTTCGATTTGCCGAAGTTGATTGAGAGAATGGTACATCATGGGGTTGACCCCAAGTTACTGTCACCATGGAACGAGGTCACTGGTGTCTCTTGGAAGAACGGCAAACCAACCATGGATGAGGGAACGGTAACTTCCTACTCTCCGATAGCACAACCAATCAAAGGTAGGATTTGTGTTCCACTTGACTTGGCATTTGAGAGACAATGGAACGATGCACAGAGAGGAACACTAGCATCGATGTCACTGGACTACATCTCTGAGACTGTACTAGGTCGCAAGAAGTTAGTCAGTGAAAAGTTCCCTGATAAGAATGAGTTCTTTGCAAGAGGGTGGCTTGAGGATACACAGAGATACGTTGAGTATGCTAAAGTAGACGTTGAACTATTAGTCCTAATAGATGAAATGCAACACACAACAGAAGCAATCGTATCACTCCAAAGGCTTCTCAAGGCTCCCTTCGATGCTTGCTTCTATGCGAGCAACATGGGTGGAATATACTTCATGCGAAACGCCCCTTGGAAGGCTCCTACGGGCGAGAAAGGACAGCGGGTGTCCTACGACGGCGCGATGGTGTATGACCCTCTCAGCGAGTCCACAAATGGACTCCATTTAGGTGTCGCGGCATTCGACTACGCACAATTGTATCCATCTATGATAATCGCTAGGAATATCAGTTGGGAGACCGTATCGGAAGAACCAACTGCCTTTGCAGTCAATATCAGGACACCAAAAGATTTCAGCGAAGTAAAGGAATATGATATGAAATATTTCAAAGTGGATGAACTTGGCTTACTACCAAGAGCAGTTCTAGAGTTGAAAACACTAAGGAATGAATACAAATCATTGGCTAGGAATGCCGAGTCTGAAAGTGATTACAACAAGTGGAATAATAACCAACTTGCAGTTAAGAGGCTCATGGCATCCTTCTATGGTATCATCGCGTACCAAGGCTTCGGATGGGCTAACGTCGAACTCGCCGCTTGCATCACTGCTAGTGCGAGAGAAGCAATACGTCTAGCCGCATTCAAAGTCAAGGAGATGAATTGAATGGGAAACAAGACAAGATGTAAGGTCTGCAAGTTGATGGCGGAAACGTCTGAGGGTTGTATGACTGCACATGGGTTCGCGTGTAGAACCTGTGTAGGCCACTGGTTAGAGGACTACATAAAAATGGTAAATCCATTTACACACTTAAATCAAAATGATATATTCAAATTAGGAGATGAAAATAGATGACAAGAAGAGCAAGAAGCGTAGCACATGTAGAATATGAGATACTGCAATGGGTTGGAGACCGGGCATGGTTAGATGGTCTGATGGCTGAGATGGTTCCTAAAGGAGACAAGGTTGCTGAGAAGAGATTCAGGAAGGGCGCAACTAACATCAGTGGGTATCTACGAAACATGATGGATAGGAGACAACACAAGTTGCCTAAAGACCACGACGATTACAAGGAGAAGATAGAATGAAATGTTATGATTGTGAAGAACCTGCAACTGTTACTGACTTAGGCCACAGAACATATCCCTCAAAAAGAAGTGGTCTAGTGTCACAGACTCATTACTGTAAACAATGTTATGCCTATGAATTGCAAGCAAGGGCAGGGCATTTGTTGGATGAATACAAGGAGGAGAAGATAGAATGAACAGAAAAGAGGCTATTGATTTTGCTAGGTATGAGGAATTAAACTCCCTCTTACGATGGATGGAGACATACATGAGAGATGCATCAGAGGAGCAACTAGAGTCCTACCTTGGCATCAAGAATGAAGTACTAAGACGAATCGTCTACAGGAGTTTTGGGGAGGAAGAGTGAATGAGTCAGACATGGAAGGATTACTACAGAGCAAAGAAAGCATACAAGATAAAGTTTAGACAATGGAGGAAAAGAAATGGAAATAGATGAAAGAGCAGACTACCAATACCTGAAAGGGAAACATGAAGGAATAAGGTTAGCACTTGGTATCCTGAATAGAAGAGATGTACATCCAACATCTATTCGATGGTTAGCCAAAGAGAAGGGTGTCATTGAGTATCAAATCGAGTTATTGGAGAAGAAAATGTATGCTACTACTTACAAACCTATGACAGTCGCTCAGAAGGCGGGTTGGCCTTTTAACGCTCAGGGTGAGGAAGAATGACTGACGAACGAATAGAATTCTTTTGGATACAAGAGAGCCTAACAGGAAGGTCACTCGATATAAAACAGTGGCAGAAGCAAATGGAAGAAGAGAATGGTGAGGAAGAATGAAGGTAGTTTACGGACACACTGATTCAATCTATTGTACTGTTGATTCAGTAGAGCAAGCAAAAAACGTGCTTGAGGAATTGAACGAACACGTTAGAAGTTACTTTCCCAATCTGTTAGAGTTGAATGAGCATCCAGTCGTCATAGAGTTTGAGAAATACTTTGAGAGTCTAGGTGTCGGAGCGACGAAGAACAGGAACGCTGGTCTGATTACTTGGAAGGATGGTAAGTTCTTGGATGAGAAGGAATTCGTGATGACGGGGTTTACTGCTAAGAGATTATCAGAAACCAAACTTGCGAAGGATACTCAGTTGTCTGTGCTGAACATGTGGGTCGAGAATAATACTGAACAAGAAATAGCGGATTTTTTGAGAGATAGATATAATCAAGTTTTATCAGGACAGATTCCGATTAGTGAAGTATTGAAGCGTAGTCGATATAGAGAGGCTAGGTTTTCGGTCAAGTGTTCTAATTGCAAAAGGAAGAGGACTCTGAATGAGTTGACCAAGGGACCATGTTGTAACAACATGAACCTACAGACTCTTGAGGGTAAGAGGCCAACAGTTGGTGCTGGTGTCGAGGGGGTTGTTTACTACAACAGTGTGAACAAGATTCCCATCGAGGACTCGTATCTGTTCCTCAGAGTCAAGGAGAATCATCTGAACTATTGGCATCCCATCAAGCAGGATTACGTCAAGCCAAACTATGTGGCAGGTTTGACTGAGGCTGACTTCGCTGTGTATCAGGCTGATTGGGCGCACTATGCTGATTCAGTCATCAAGAAGGCAGAGCCAGTTTTCAGGGCGATGGGCTGGGACACAATGCAGATAAAGAGGGATTTGAGCCAAAGC